AATCCACAAACTAACGGCGATTTAAACGACGATATCGACCGCCTTGAGGCAGCATTACACGCTTGCGCGGCCCAAGTAGACACCCTATTTATTTGCCAGCAAGGGGCTACTGATGTTAAAGCCTGATTCCCTGCGAGCCGCCATTTTAAAAGCGGTGCCTTACATCAAGCAAAACCCAGATTGCTTACATGTCTTTATTGATAAAGGGGCGATTATTGCCACACTGGCCCCGTCATTATCCTTTGAATATCAGTACACCTTGAATCTGGTGGTGACCGATTACGCCAGCGATATGGATCTGGTCATTGTCCCAATCTTGCATTGGTTGCGCACTCATCAGCCGGATATCATGGCAAACCCCGATAAACGGCCAGATGGTTTCACCTTTGAGGTGGATTATCTGGATAACAAGCTGCGAGATATTAGTATTGACCTCAAGCTTACCGAACGAACCATCGTGAAAGAGCAAGAGGGTGTATTCACCGTGACTCACCTAGACGAGCCGGTGCCACCGGAATACTTTGTCAAAAGTTACAAGGTGAATGTTGACGGTGAAACTGTCGCGGAGTGGGCCGAGTGAATGACTTGCACGAATTAGACCAAACATTATCAATCTTGCTGGCGCAATTATCCCCACAGGCGCGCGGCGCATTTATGCGACAAGTCTCTAAAGAATTGCGTCAGCGTCAACAAAAGCACATTCAGGCACAGCAAAATCCCGACGGCTCTCCCTTTGTCGCCCGCAAGAAAAAACGCCGCGATAAACAAGGCCGCATCAAGCGCAAGATGTTTACCAAACTGCGCACCGCCCGTTTTATCAAAAGCGAATCTAACGCCGATGAGGTAGCAGTGACCTTTAGCGGTACGGTCAATAATTTGGCTAGGGTGCACCACTACGGCTTGCGGGATAAAGTCACAAAGAACGGGCCAACAGTGAAGTATGAACGCCGCCAGTTGCTAGGTTTTACTGACGGCGATAGTGAATGGATTGGGGATCTGGCGTTGGATTTTATTAGTCTGTGATTTTTTCTCGTCCATTATTTAATTATATTTTCTCCCCATCTATTTGCTCGGTTAAATGTTTTAAAATCATTAAACCTTACCCCCATATCCCTCATTACTTTATGTGCAAAAGGTGCTGACAGTTGCCTGATATAAAAAGGCTCATTTACGACAAAGTGATGTATTGCATGAGTGCTACCAAAATTAAAACAAAATAGGTTGAACGGTAAAAGCCACCAAGGATTAAGCACCTGTGTTTCCTGAATAGTATTACCAGTTTCATTATCGCCAAAATAATGCATATTTGAGCTTACAAAATGTAAGCAGAAAGACCACAGAATATTGGGCGCTGTGATTATCACCATTACGACATCAATAACATTGAATACTTTTAGCGTCATTTCAGACCAGGTAATTGTCACTCCAAATAGTGGTGAGACAATATTTATCAAGTGAAATATAATAAATGAATATGCAATTAATGAGTGTAAAACTGAGAGTGGGAAAAATGCCTTAAGTGCCTTCTTAAATAACTCTCTTTTTTCTTCCCTCGATTTAGCTTGTAATATCACTACAGCTGTAGCAACTATAAAATCACTAATCATCCATAGTCTCAACAGCCCCCAACGCTGACCATTAGAAAGTAGCCTTTCCTCTAAATCCTCATATGTCCCTGGCATTTGGTGATGCTTAAGGTGAATTTTTCGCCTAACCCAAGGGTTAGCCGTACTAGGGCGAACACTAAATACAATGGCCATCATTATGTTATGCATGACACGATTCTTTTTGAAATATAAACTATGAATTAAATCATGTTCAATTTCATGTGCCACAGAAAGGCAAAGGGCATTAATTATGATGCATCCCCACCAAGCAATATACCCATTGAGATAACATAATGAACTAACGATAAAAATCCCAATAGCGAAAGATAATATACCAAGACCCAATGCGTCCTGGTGTTTTAATATACCATGTTTTCTCTCCATTTCTTTACAGTGATTACTTATGGCCTTTCTTATTTTCTGTGATTTAATTTTGTCATCCTGTTTGTCTATATTGAAATTGGTTGTATTCATAGTGTAATTCCTATAGTGATTAATTAGTGTGATACAGATGAGTAAATATCATATCATTCAGTATATAACTTCGAAGTGAACTCCTTTGTATAGTCAGCATTAGCTATTGGTGCTGTTATTAGTTCAGGTGGCGGTGAGATAAGGTTAATCAGATAGGTTATTTTCTCCATTGTAGGAACTATAGGACTTGGAATTTCAGACAGATAAGGTGAAAAGACATTAATTAAATCGAGTAACAGCTCATCATCTAAAATAGCTGAATTTTGTATCTCCTGAATAACCAAATCTAACCCGTAAGAATAAGATAATATTTGTGCGGCAGCATGCGATAATGGGTTACTTTGACAATCAGTGACGACTTTCTTCTCTATCTCTTGAGCAAGATTGGCGGGAACAGTGGTCGAATGATTAAATCGTTGTGTTCTAACTATATGTTTTGCAATTTGGTATGACATTATTGAATTGTCACCAGCATAAGTTAATGCTGCCTCTGCATCATTCTGCAATGTGATGATTTTATTATAATGATGAAATCCTAAGGCCCCACACATCAAACGACACTGACGCAGAACATCCAAACCCAACGCTGTTCCAATATACTTTCCTGTCGAAGCTATAATCTGCAACTCTTTATAGGAATTTTTATTTTCCCAAGAGTCTATAAATTTCCTGACGATTATTTTTCCGATAATCATAATCGCAGCCGATTTTAATAGCTCTGGATATAATCGTTGGCAAAAAAGTGGCTCCATAATTAATGTTTTACACGTCGGTTCATGTGATATAATTCTATTTTGAGAGTATTTAAATGTGATATCAAGCGCAGTAGCTGAGGATTTGATTAGCATATATAATGGAATCAGTCTTTCTTGTAAAAAAGTTTCAAATAAATTTATATAACGCTGTGGTTGATCCATTTCGCTATGATATACACCGTCAGAAGATATGCTGGAATAGCGTTGCAACATAGCATCGAGAGGCAAACCAACCTGATTAAATCGAATTGCAGCCATCTGTATTCCGTGCATCCCTCCCTCAGGGCCTACAGGGATGATATTTATACCCGAGAATAATATCCCATCGTCCTTATCCCTTAATGGAACTCGGAACCAATGAGGGCCATGATCAATATTATTAACTACAAGTCTTGCTAATACCACACCCACAGATGCGCTGTAGAGAGCATTCCCTATCCAAAACTTACATGAACCAAAGCTTGGGGAATGGAGAAGCAATTTTTTATGTTTATGATCATAGGTTACCGTAGTTTCCAGATTCTTTACGTTAGTGCCGTTGGCAATTTCTGAACAACACATAGAGTATATGCAGTGCATATTATTGACTTCATCATGATATTTATCCATCTGAATAAGGTCAGATTGCGTGAACATAACATTCCCAGAAATCATATGGGTAGATATCGATATTGCTAATGAGTGATCGAATGCACCAATTAAGCCTATATTTTCACACAACTCATTGAATTTAATTTCTTTTCCCTGACAAAGCCACATGTCATTGTTAATTATTTTTTCTTTGAAAATAAATTTCATCCTTTTTATAGTTAAATCTATATAGTCACGCTTGGATATGTGAAATTTTAGTTCAGGATTGAATAATGGTAACTTTAAAATCCCCATAAGTTTATTATTAAAATTAATACGAACTCCAAATAAATTATTGTGGTAACTCTACGTGAGAAACGGAAAATATCAGGCATTAAAAATAACCAGCTAGATTAGTATAGTAGTTATTAAAATATACATCACATATATTTTAGATTGATTGTTAATCATTAACTAAAAAATATAATTACTGTAATGATAATTTATTTAATAATCTATTCAATATTTAAATAATACAATATTAATTAATAGTGTATTATTTAACAACCTGACTTCTCTTGTTTGCTTTATTTAATTTATTGCTTTCATTTAATTAAATGCTATATGTGAAAATCTAATTTGAATCTCTGGGGAACCTCTTGTGCCATCCCTCACACAAAACCCATCACATGCCCCGCGCGCCCGTAGGCGGCAGACTGGCCGCATGAATATCCTTATTGCTGCCCTCAAACGCCTGTTGGCTAACATTATCCGCATTGGCATCGTCTCAGACGTCGATCTTGCTAACAGATTGTGCCGGGTCAAAATCGGCAACCTTGAAACCGATTGGCTCAATTGGTTAACCCTGCGCGCCGGCCGGGTGCGCTTTTGGTCTGCGCCATCGGTGGGTGAGCAAGTTATGGTGCTCAGTATCGGCGGTGAACTCACCACCGGTTTTGTACTGCCCGCCATTTTCTCAGATGCCAATCCCGCCCCATCACAATCGCCTGACGCCATGGTGATCACTTTCCCTGATGGTGCCCGTTTTGAGTATGAGCCGGAAACCAGTCACCTGGCTGTCACCGGAATAGCCACCGCAGTGATTGAGGCCAGTAAATCGGTGGATGTTGCCGCCCCCAATATCACCTGTACCGCATCAGTCAAAATCACACTGGATACACCCGAAGTGGAATGCACTCAACATCTGACCACCGCCACCTTAGAAGTGAAGCAAGGCGGAAAAATGACCGGAAATATTGAACATTCCGGCGGTAAGTTCTCATCCAATGGCGTGGTAGTGGATGAGCATGACCATGGCGGCGTACAGCGCGGCGGAAGCTGGACAGAGGGGGTTAAATGACCACTTACAAATATATCGGCATGAACTGCAACACCGGCTTACACATCAACGATATTGACCATATTCGCCAATCCATTAGCGACATTCTAACTACGCCGCAAGGCACGCGGGTGATGCGCCGTGAATATGGTTCGCTGCTATCAACTCTGCTCGACCAGCCACAAAATCCCGCTTTACGGCTAAAAATGATGGCCGCTGTGTATGGCGCAGTCATGCGCTGGGAACCGCGCGTGACACTGAATGCCATCAATATCACCACCCAAATTGACGGCCAGATGATAGTGGATTTATCCGGTAGCCGTACCGATAGCGATAGCCGGTTGAGTTTGGCCGTGCCACTAGGAGGCCAATAATGGCAATCATTGATTTAAGCCAGTTACCGGCCCCTTTAGTGGTGGAATCACTGGATTTTGAAAGCCTGTTTGCCTTGCGCAAAGAGGAATTTATCGCCTTATATCCGGCTGACCAGCAAGACGCGATGCGCTTAACACTGTCATTTGAGTCAGAACCCATCGTGAAGCTGTTGCAGGAAAGTACCTACCGTGAATTGCTGTTGCGTCAGCGTGTCAATGAGGGCGCGCAAGCGGTGATGGTGGCCCATGCCATTGGTAGCGATTTAGATCATCTCGGCGCGAATAATGGTATTGAGCGGTTAACCATCACGCCAGCCAATCCAGACGCCATCCCGCCGATTACCGCAGTGATGGAATCTGACGACGATTTCCGGGTGCGTATCCCACAAGCCTTTGAGGGGTTGAGCGTAGCGGGGCCAACTGGCGCATACGAATATCACGCCCGTAGTGCTGATGGCCGAATTGCTGACGCCTCCGCGATTAGCCCATCTCCCGCTTGCGTTACTGTCACCGTACTTTCACGCGAGGGCAACGGCATAGCCGCACAGGATTTATTGGATAACGTTTTTACCGTACTAAACGATGAAAACGTGCGGCCGGTGGCGGATCGGTTAACAGTTAATTCTGCCGCTATCGTGGAATACCAGATTGACGCCACGCTCTATTTTTACCCGGGGCCGGAAGCCGAGCCTATCCGTGCGGCATCAGAGGCCCAATTGCAAACCTATATCAGCACTCAGCGCCGATTAGGGCGCGATATTCGTAAGTCAGCGATTTATGCCGCGCTGCATGTTGAGGGGGTGCAGCGAGTTGAGTTGGCCGCGCCGGTAGTTGATGTGGTGTTGGATAAAACACAGGCGGCTTATTGCACCGGCTATACATTAACAGCGGGTGGCTCAGATGAATAAACGCCTATTACCCGTTGGCTCCACACCGCTGGAAATTGCCGCCGCGCAAGCCTGTGCGCGTATGGCTGACATTGATGTGCCATTGCGCCAGCTATGGAATGCTGATACCTGCCCGCTGGAATTATTGCCTTATCTGGCGTGGGCGTGGTCGGTTGATAGATGGGATGAAGGCTGGCCGGAAGCCACAAAGCGCGCAGTGGTCAACGCGTCGTTCTACGTCCACAAACGCAAAGGCACCATTGGCGCAATTCGTCGCGTCGTAGAGCCGCTCGGCTATCTGATCCGCGTCATTGAATGGTGGAAAACCAACGAGGCACCCGGCACTTTTCGCCTGGATGTGGGCGTGCTGGAAACCGGTATTACCGAAGAAATGTATCAGGAGTTAGAACGGCTGATTGAAGATGCCAAGCCGTGTAGTCGCCACTTGATCGGCTTGTCTATTAATCTGGATGTGACCGGAACCATCCCTATCAGCGCCGCCAGCTATGACGGTGACGAAATGACCATTTATCCCTACTTACCCGAAACCATTACCGTCACCGGCCAAAATTACACCGGCGGTGTGGTGCATCTGATTGATGATATGAGAGTGAACCCATGACAGTAAAATACTTTGTGCTACTGACCAATTTAGGGGCGGCCAAGCTGGCAAATGCGGCCGCTCTCGGTACTCAATTACAGATTACGCAGATGGCTGTAGGGGATGGCGGCGGCGCATTACCCACGCCTAACCCAGCACAAACGCAACTTATCGCCGAGAAACGCCGCGCGGCATTGAATTCATTAAGCATTGATGAGGCTAACAGTAGCCAGATTATCGCAGAACAGGTTATTCCTGAAACGGACGGCGGTTGGTGGATACGTGAAGTTGGTCTGTTTGATAAAGACGGTATTTTGATCGCCATTGCCAACTGCCCGGACACCTACAAGCCACAGTTACAAGAGGGCAGCGGCCGCACGCAGACCGTGCGTATGGTGCTGATTGTTAGCAGTACCGAAGCTATCACGTTAAAAATCGATCCGTCGGTAGTACTGGCAACGCGTCAATATGTTGATAAAAAGGTGGATGATAAGGCGATTGAGGTTAAGCAGTACGCCGATAAGTTGCTGGCTGATCACGAAAAGTCACGCAATCACCCGGACGCATCGTTAACCGCCAAAGGTTTTGCAAAATATAGCAGTGCCACAACCAGCGATAGCGAAGTGTTGGCCGCCACACCGAAAGCCGTTAAAACAGCCGTTGAGACAGCGGCAAAAGATTTAGGCGATCACGGCAAAGCAGCCAACCCACACGACCAATATTTGCAAATTGCCAATCTATTGTCTGAGGTCGTGGCGCTGGGGCCGGAGTCAGTTGCACGTCTGTTGGCAAATCTTGGCCTCAGTGATGCAGCAAACCTTAAAATAGGCACCACTGCCGGTACGGTGGCGGCGGGCGATGATAGCCGGATAGTAAACGCAATACAGTCTACCAACACCGCTATTAGCCTGCCCGGTAGTCTGACTACGGCAGGCACTGTAACAGGAGGTGGCATTTCATCTGTAGGGAGTGTTTATGCAGGAAATACTGCGGCATGGTTGGCTGCTGACGGTAATGTCTACGGCTCTGTATGGGGAGGTTATTTATCTACCTACCTGTCTAACCGCACAGAACACCGAGTCAGGGCATGGGCGGCAGTGCAAGGAAACGGCACAATCATTAGCTCATTCGGTTTCTCAGCGATAAACCGTACCAACGTTGGCGGTTATAACTTCACCATGTCAACGTCAAATGGCGCGTATGCCGTTACTGTGGGAATTAACGGCGGTTCACAAAACGGCGCACTTAATGCTCACTCCGCTAATATTTGGAATAGAACGCCGAATTCATTCAGCATCCAAAATGCCAATGACAGCGGCACACAGTACAACTGGATTGATTGGCCTGAATTTTACGTCATCGTCGTCGGCCCATAAGGAATAAAAGATGGAACAATTTATTAATCAGGCGCTGTCAGACAACGAGGCATACGAAAACATCTATGTTGTGGTGTTTGAAAACAAAAGTGGTCGCGGTATGACAGTGGCCAATTTCGCCGCACAAAAGTATTTAGATGCATTTACCCATGGTGGGCCTTACCTAAAAATCTTGCGTGAAGACCTGCCAGACCAGCATTTTATCGAGGCCTGGCAGTTCAATAAAACCCATGATGCCATTGTGGTAAATCCCCTTTGGTTGCAAGAAATGCAGGTGGCAGAAGCAGAAAGGGAGCGGAACCGTAGAATCTGGCTAGTTCAGGACGAACTCACCGCGCTGCAAACTGACCTGATGTTGGGGATTATTGATGATGAAAGCACCGCACATCTAATCAAACTGAAAAAATACGTTATTGATCTCAAGCAATTAGACATTTCAATCACACCTGGTATCACATGGCCTGAACTGGCTCTGTAGCCTTACAAGACTAACGCCAATTTAACCTGAACGAATATTAGCCCCAATTGCGGGGCTTTTCGTTGTGCCATCCCTCACACAATCTCCACCCACTGCCCCGCGCGTAG